TGGCTGACGATGCTCGAGAGCGCCAGCACGCCGCGCTGGGCCTCTTCATCGGTCTGGCTGTTGCCGTTGAGTAGGGTTGTCGTCATGTGGCCTCCTGCTTCAGTAGATCGTTGATCGAGCGCAGCTCGCCGGCCGGCACGAAATGTGCCCAGCGATGCGGATCACCCTCGCGCCACCATTTCTGAATTTTGACTTTGTCTGCCGGTAGCCAGCCGGTGATGTAGAAATCCGGCAAGTAGCAGAGCACGCCGATGTAGGGATGGACGTCGGTGTCCTTCTCCATCGCGATGAGATCGGTCTTGCCGCGGCTGCAGTTGGTCTTGACCTCGTACCAAACCCCGTTGATGCAGACGTCGGGTGCGTCGGGATTGCCGACCGTGCCGGGCCAGTAACCCTTGCAATGTTTCGCCACGGCCAGCTCACCGCAGGCACCCTCGATGTGTGGTGTCCAGTTGTCCTTGTTCGGCCGGTTGTTGCCCTGCTTGCTTTTCTTTTTCAGCGAGTCGATCTGGCGCATGCAGCCAACGGTCGTGGCTTGCACGATCTCGTGCCAGGTCAGCGGGACGTGGATGCACTGGATGCCAAGACCGGTGATCATGCCGACACGCTGACGCGAACGGCGCCCCAGGTTTTCAGGATGGCGAGCGCATCATCGAAGTTGTCGGCGACCGCATACCTGTGCCCCTTCATGCGCAGCGAGTGCATCAGCGCTTCCTGGTGCGCCGTTAGCTTCGCACCCTCGCGCTTGAGCTCGAGCAGGTACACGCAGCCGGGCGTGCAGTCGTCGATCGCCGGCGCGAAGAAAATGAAATCCGGCCAGCCGCGGTTGGTGCCCATGCGCTTGAGCCTGGCGCCGGTGGTCGCGCTGCGGTGTTCGCCAAACGGCAGATGCGTCCAGTCCCAATCCTTGCTGCCCCAGCGGCGCAGGATGTTGGCGATCAGGACGTGAAGGTTAAATTCTGGAGCCGGGCGCGCCTTGCGCTGGCGCTTGGCAAACAACGTGAGCTGCCCGTGCTGCATGCTGCCACCTACGCAGCATGACGTTTGGCACTGCGCCGGTTGTTCTCAAAACTGAAGAGCCAGAGCGCCTCGCACTCGTAGCCGCGCTCGGCAAGCTCCTCGGTGATGTCAGGCCACAGCGCTGCCGGGATCTGACCGCGCGATCGCCAGTTGAACACCGCCTGCGTGCTGCGGTTGAGGAGCCTGGCTGTCGCCTCGACGCCGCCCAGGCGTTTAACGATGTCGTCGAATGTGTTGGCGAGCCGTCGCATCCAGATTGTAAGCCACACAAATCTGAAAGGCGTCAATTCGCGATCTGTGCTCTGCAGTGATGTCTGGTGCCGACGAATGATCGGCAAAAATATATTTGGGATAGCCGTTTTACGACAGGACTGCTGTCGTGCGCACTCGTGAGCATGACACAGCATTGGTGATCATTACACAGCAGTCGTGATCACAGTTGCGGCCCAATGGGCCGGCGGTAGCAAAGTAATCCGTACATATTTGGTGCGTTTGCAATTTGCCAAAGGTGTGCTCTCATCGCGTGTGTTGGACGCGCAATAAATCTGCTCCGCGTGTTCCGACAGGACGCAAAACCAAACGGCTTAACGCGAACAGGCGAACCCGACGACGCGCGCAGCAGTCATTGCGCGCGAACGCGAAAGTGCGCCCCGGTGGAGGACAAGGATGGTCAAGGCCAAGCATGCGCGCCGCCGACGCCACAGTAACGGTCACGGTCGCGGTCCATGGAAACCAATCACGATCGAACAGACCTGCGAACTGCTGCATGTCAGCGTCGGGCACTTCCATCGCCGCATCAAGAAGAAGCTCGAGACAAAAAAGCCGGGCCGGCGCCTGCTGGTCAATGCCTACTCGGTCGATCGCTATCTGAGCCGGCGCGATGCTCACCGCTAAGCAACTCAGCCTGCGTGGTGAGATCGGTGCCTCCGATGTGCCGACGATCGTCAACGGCACCGCCGAGCAGCTTAACGCCAAATGGCGCCAGCTCGTCGGGCTCGATCCGCCCGAGGATCTGGCCAACAGCTGGCCAGTGCAGCAGGGCAGCTACATGGAGCCCTTCATTCTCGACTGGCACCAGAAGAAGCTCGGCTATCCGCTCGAGCAGCGTGGCGAGGTGCTGCGCCACAAGCGCCTCGAGTTCCTCACCTGCACGCTCGACGCCTACGATCGCGTGCGCGATGCGGTGATCGACAGTAAATGCACGTCCTGGTCGATCGACTGGGCGACACAGTTCTACACGCCGCAGCTCCTCGTGCAGCGCGACTGCATGGACGCGAGCCTGGCGATCATGCTGATCAGTGTCGCCGGCCGCGAGCCGGAAGAGGTCGAGATCGAATTTGACCAGGACTACTACGACGAAGTGATCGCGCGCATCGAGGCGTTCAAGATCTGCATGGAGACGATGACGCCGCCGGTCGCGCTGCCCAAGCTCGTGGCGCCGGAAGAGTGGCGCACCGTCGATCTCAACACCGACGTGACACCGAATTATCGCGACGAGATCATCGGACACCTGATGGACTGGCGGGCAACCCACCATGCTTGTCATGTCCATGAACAGGCGGCCACGTTAGCCAAATCCTTGGTGCCGGAAGACGTCGGCCGCCTGTTCTTCAAGGACATCGCCATCCGGCGCAACAAGAAGGGCAACCTCTCGATCAGGAGCCGCGACGATGAATGAAGCGCTGACAACACAGCCGATACGACCGCCATCAACGGTGACGCAGAGCGGCACGCTGATCGATCTGTTGCGCGCGGCCGTCGACAAGGGCGCCGACGTCGCCACGCTCGAGCGCCTGGCCAAGCTCTACGAGGCGGCCGAGCTCGGGCAGAAGAAGGCCGAGTTCAACAACGCCCTCGCCGCGGCCAAGGCCGAGCTGCGGCCGGTCATTAAGGATAAGCAGGTGGGCACGCTCTACAAATACGAGACGATGGCGGCGATCGCCGCGGAGATCGATCCGGTGCTGGCCAAGCATGGCCTGTTCGCCATCTTCCCCGACGCCGAGCATACCGAGAAGCGCGAAGGCAACAGGATCTACGTCACCTGCCGGCTATCGCACCGCAACGGCTACTCGATCGAGAAGACGCTCGATGGACCGCCCGACACTGGCCAGAACCGCAACGCGATCCAGGCCATGGGGTCGACGATGACGTACCTGCAGCGCTATGCGCTGCGCGCCATCCTCGGCCTGGCGGTGTCGAACGAGAAGGAAAACAAAGAGCGCTTCACCGGTAAGCCGCCGATCGATGGGCCGGCACAGGAAGCAATCTACAAGCCCGACAAGCCCATGGAGATCCCGCGCGGCGATGAAGAATGGCAGCACTGGACGGCTGAACTGCTGCGCATGATCAACAGCGCGCCGAGCAGAGACAATGGCGCCGTCATCGAGCAGTGGGTGGAGAAGAACAAGAACCAGCTCACCCTGCTGCTCACCGAGATCCCGGCTCATCACGCCTTCGTTCAACGCGAGATCACCAAACGCCTACGCAAGTTGCGAGACACCAATGAAGCTCAACGTGGTCAAGGGAGCACTGGTGCCGGCAAACGATGATGCCCGCCAGGAGCTCAACAAGAAAACCAAGCTCGGCCAGGTGATCGAGGTCGAGCTCGTCAACGAGCGCAACACCGGCTTCAACGCCAAGGTGTTCACCACGATCGCCGAGATCGCCAAGATGCTCGACGTCGATCCAGACGAGTTCCGCGCCGAGATCATCTACGAGACCGGCCGCGGCAAGGACATCGCGCTGCGCGCCGGCAAGGCGGTCGTCACCGTGCTCCCGTCGATGTCGAAACATTCGATGACGCAGGCCGAGCTCGAGGCGTTCTGGGAAGACGCACGCGCATACATCCTCAAGGAAGTGATGGTCAGCCTGGACGCTGATCAGCAGGAGCGCGTGCTCGAGATGCTGGGCGCAACACGCGAGGACGAAAGGAAGGCAGTCAACCCGTTGGCTGGGGGCTAACGGAGGTTGAGATGATGCTGAACGCATTGGCGATCTACGCCGCGCTCGCGATCGGCGGGATCCTTGGTTACCTGATGTGCAGCCTGGTGGTGGCCGGCAAGGAAATGGACGATGGATAACGAGACGAAGCTACTGTGCATCGAGCGTGAGCTGCGGCTGCGCCGGCGGGTCTACCCGCGCTGGGTGGCGGAGGGCCGCATGAAAATCCGCGATGCCGAGCACGAGATCAAGACAATGGAGGCGATCGCCGATGACATCCGCGGACACATCCAA